ATAAAGAATAAAAGAAAAGAAGAGAAAAGAAATTAATATACTACATAATTTATTTTTGCGTTTTTCAGTTTTGGTTATATTTTTAATTTTTATTGTAAAAAGATTAATAAACAAGAGGCTTTTGACTTCTCAATCTACCAAGGGATGTGATCATCTTCCTTTTCGACCGATTGAGATCAGGAATCTCAAGCTCTACTTTATCTATCATATAGTCAATAACACGCCCCCGGTTCAAACGATAAACACGGGGAACAATTTTGTTGGTATGGCATCGTGACATATTATGAACATAATCAACAGGGAAATCTAAAGGTATTTCAAAGCCTCCAAACTGAAGGCAACTAAACTGCTCTTCAACTTGGATCTGCATTGAAACAGAAATTCCTTGTAAACGCTCAACTAATGCGCGAGTGCGCCAACCGACATCAAAGGAGACCTTTTCATACTCACTAAGAGATGAAATATACCTCCCCCTTTCATACATTGACATATTATATACAATACTCTTTCTAACATGCACATGTTTGGTAAGGTGCAATAATCGTTTAGCAAGTGCCCCTAAAAGCGGACACCTACCATATTCACACGCCAATGACATTGCTTTACTTCTCAAAAGAGACATCAAGCAACGAGGCCCTGCGTGAACGTACGTCTTATTAGACCAACCAAATTTTGCAATCGTCTTACGAATATCAGGAATGGACACAAGATCAACTTCATCAAAAGTCAAACCACAAAAGGAAGCCTCAGAAGCACGTCCTATGTATTCAACTTTGATGAGCCACCCTTTTGAAATCCACCAACTCTCAGTGGGATCTACACCTTTGGGGTACAGTGCTATTGAATCATCCCCTTCATGTGTTGACAAAGTTTGGTTGATCATAGTCGTCAACCAATTGTCACCCCTGACTGATTGCTGTGGCTTCAAAAAGTCATATGTTGCATACTTAACCATTGTTCTCATGGTGACACCATTCTTAAATGAGGTGTTCATCTCACCGGAACAAAGGATCGCATTTATCAACACTGACCCAAATTGTCGCATTCGTAATGTTCGATATGAATCTATGACGCCAGCGAAGAACTCTTTAAGCCGTTCTGCACTATCTATAAGCGCCCATAAACTCTCCACTAATTGTTGTGGACAAGTACGAGTTGTTTGAAAGAAAATTTGTTTAACAATCTTTTTAATGGGGGTAAAGTTAGTTATACCCCCACACATATATAGCATGAATTCATTGGAGATTCTATGCATAGGATTATGTTGTTGACCGATGACATTTGAAAAATGTGATTTGGCATAATGATCTTCCATTGAAGTTGCATCTGTTGACTGAACAATACCAAAACCATACTTAGTCATTATGGCTCTCGCCCTTTCACTAACTGGTATAGTTTTGATAAAGTCTTCATGTAAAACCAATGCATGCATACAAGCATCTGCAATTGGCCCAAACGCAACCTTAATGGCATCAACC